TTCAATGTGAAATAAAGTAGTAACTATACATTGACCTTCTATTAACTGCGTAAAGCCTAAACCATTCTTTTGTAGCAATGGATTAATTACCTTAAATATAGTCGGTAAATCGCTGTAAGTATATCCGTAGCCTTTAGTAGCTTTATGGATTACTTTGCACTCTTGCTGAAAGTTAGCAAGGCTTTTATAGATACTTTGCTTTCTGTTCTCTAAAATCGTTTCAAATGTTTCGTTTTCTGCCTTCATAGTTATTTAGCTTTAATCGTTAATGGTTTACTTTTTAATTGTTTCTTTTTCTCTTTGTTTAACTTGTCCTGCTCTTTCTTGTAGGCTCTTTCTCCTGCTTTCTTTATCTCGATAGTTTTAGCAAGGAACATTACAGCCTCGTTTACTGCTGTGCTGTTATTACTTTTTTTACCTATCAGCTTCATTTCAGCTTTGATAATGTCTAAATACGCTTGTTCAGGTGCGTAAAGCCTTTTCTTGTTTTCCATAATTATATTTATTATTTATTATTAATGTTCTAATAGTTTTGAATCAACAAAGATTTCTTCAATTGTGATTCCTTTTATTTTATTTAATCTACTTTCGTTTTCTCCACTTATCAACTCTGAAACTAATAAAATGTAATTTCCGTTTTCATCTCTCTGACCACTACATTCTAATTCA